CGAGATTTATGATAAGATGCAGGAGGCAATAACCTTCTGTGCTGATCAGATCTTTGGTAAGATTAAACATCGTGTGATCAAAAAAGAGACCAACTCTACGACTGAGTCTTTCTATGAGTATGAACGTCCACTCCCACATCGTATCCCTTCACTGGGAGCCGCTTTCGCGGGCCCCCGCCATAAAGGTGGGGCCTTCGGTGAAATCCTCTCTTCTTACGGAGAGGGATACAGTCTCCCCGAGCCGGAAGAAGGCTACCTTTATGGTTATGCCTCCTATCCGGGTCGCGACTGGAAAACCGAAGTCCGAGTTGCGCATGATCCAGACCTTGTTCGAGAAGCTTACGAGCTCTCTTACCAACAGGCACTGGTCGGAGATTCTGTCTCTGCCTATGTCGTACCTCTGTTAGAGGCATTCAAGGTTCGGACTATTACCAAAGGAGATTGCGATAAGTATCATTTGGCCCGTAGATGGCAAAAGATCATTCACAGCAGAATGCGGAAACATCAGAGTTGTGCCCTTATGGGTCAGCCCTGTAACTCCGCCTTCCTGAGTCAGGTCTTCGGAAACTCTATTTTCTTTCAGCCTCAAAGGACTGAAGGGAGATTCATTTCTGGAGATTATGAGTCAGCTACAGATCTGCTACACCCTGAGCTTTCAATCTTCGCTCAGCAGGCCATCTCACAACGCCTCGACATTCCATTCGAGGATCAGATCATCCTTAAACAATGCCTTACCGATCATACCCTTCAGTACACCAAGAAGGGCCAGAGCTATAAACAGCTCTGGGGGCAGCTTATGGGTTCACCAACTTCCTTTCCAGTTCTCTGTCTTGTCAACCTGGCCGCCACTAAGGTAGCCTTTGATCTTGAGCGTCAGAAGCACGGCTTTCGAGCCGACTTCCAACTAGACCAGTATCCGATGTGCGTCAATGGTGACGACATCCTCTTCTGGTGCTTTGATGATCAACATTATGAGACTTGGAAGGATGTGACCCGCCAGTGTGGCCTCAAGTTCTCCCTCGGGAAGAACTATTCTCATCGTAAAGTGTGTATTATTAACTCGGAGATGTATTTCTACCTAGGTAACAAGCACACGCGCGGAGAGTACCTTGCCGGACGTAAGTCTGGTGAGGGACCTTCAACCCTGTTTCGCAAGGCACCGGCTGTTAACAGTCGGCTTCTTTACGGAACAACCCGCTCTGCCGCCCAATCAGGCAGCAACGATGAATATGAGGACAACGACTGGCTTCCGGAGCAATATCTTCTCCGTGCCCGAAAATATGATGAAGAACATCAGTTGAGAACCGGCGCATCACTCACTGCTCTCCCTCTACCGACTCTACAACAACGAGTCAATCAGATCAAAAAACAGAGATTTGAAGGGGTGGTCTACTCGGAATATTCCAAGTGGAGAACCACCTTACCAGATCGATGGGGGGGATTACTCAAGCAGTTTGAAGCTGAGCGACCGGATGGTCACAACTCCAGACCAATTATGAGAGAGATTCTACGAAGACGCTTCACGACTCTTCAGTTACGTAGACTGCGCACCTTTCAACAAGTGCATCCCAGACTAGAGAATAATATTCCCTGGTATGTTCCACAGTACTACGGCGGCTTGGGTTTGCCGCGAGATCTGAAAGATAAGGTCCCAGCG